GTTTATCCGTGCAGTTACAGCCATAACGACTTTCCAATTCAATAAGATTGGCATACCATTCGTCAATTTCTTCGTTTGTTTCCGCCTTATAGGATTTTCCGGTGTTTTCCGCCGCCTCTTGTTGGGCGTGTTTTCTGTCAATTTTTTCCACCAATCTTTGTGCTTTAGCGTTACTTAAAGTCATACCGCTACCAGCGCCTCCTGTCATACCCAATGACCTATAAAAGTCAACTGCACCACTCAATGGCGATAAAGTAACTTTTGACGCAGGGTCACCGTCAGCAAGCGCCATTTTTGCCGCCGTATAAATGACCGCCGTGCCACCGCCTTTACCGTGTGGATTTCCACCTAACAAATTTACATAAACATTTGTGCCTCCTCCGGTGTTGCTAGGATATGGTGTTATCGAACTCACCGCCTGCATAACTCCTGCCGCATCACGAACCACCACGGTTGTGTGCCCAGCACCATTCAGAATTGGATTTTTTGTTAAATGACCTGCCGCCGAGTCGCCTATGCTTCGCGCTTGGTCGGGCAAATTTTCAGGTTTAGCGGGATTTCTTTTCCAATCTCTAACTTCCACCTTCAAACCGCCTCTTGCGCCTAACAATACGCGGTCGTGTAAATTAGAGGGAACATCCGTAAACCCCCCTGTGGCTGAGTTCACCCTGCCCAATTCATGCCGCACTGGTTGCCCATTGACCGTAACTCCGTTTGCGGTTGGCGCAAAAGCGTCTGGATTGCCAGCGAGTTGTTTAGCTACGGCAGACCGTACATTAAGTTCTGCTTGGTCGTCGGTTACGGCGTGAATAACTAATTTGCCGTGTTGAACACCTGCACCCATGATTGCCTTTCCTGCCAGCGCCTCATTCGCTATTTGCTGTGGTGTTGGCAACATAGTGTTATTTAGTTGCGCCGCATTTTCAATAACTTGTTTGGTACGCGCTAAAACCATCTCTTGCATTTGTGCTGGAGTTGAAGGTTGCGGCGTTGAAGGTTGATGTGTTGAAGGTTGCGCGGAAAGTTGTTGAGCGGCTGAAGGTGTTGATGGCGGATTAGGTTGTGATGGCGCAGGCAAACCTCTGGCAAGAGCCAACCTTTGTCTTTCCGAGTTGCTCAAACTAGGAACCTCAATACCCAAAGCTGCCGCTCGGCGGCGAATGGCAATATCACGGCGACCTAGCGCAATTTGCTCTGTTACTTGCCTGATGGTAATTTGCCTGTCCGCTTCGCGCTGGGCAGCTATTTGCTGATTGCCGCCTGCCACAAATCCCCACGGTTGTCTGCCAACAAGTGTGCCTGTATCCGTAGTTGCATCAGGCATGGAATATCCCGATTGGTGTACGGAACCAGCAACCGTGCTTAATTTTTCTTTTATTTTTTCTTTCTGAATCGTGCCGCCGCCGCTTGCGCCGCCACCACCACCCGAACTGAACCGACCTAATCTGTCGTGACTACGGTTATATTTAAATTCAATTATTGGCGGTGGTTTTTTCATGCTATGTAAATTCAAAAGGCAAATCCATTTCGTGACCCATGGCAAGATGTTGTTCGTGCCATTTTTCAATGCCAATCCAATTTATCAGTTCGGCAGGTGTAAGTGGTGCCAACATACTTTGCTCTGGTTTTAAACCAAGACCAATTTCACGCGCAATTATTACTATTCGGGGTTCGTTATATTCTGTCATTCTGTTGGTCTAAACATCTCAAATGCTTTTGCTTCAAATGCTGCGAATAATTGTGTATTATGCACTACCAAAGGTTTTCCACCTTCGCTACTTGCCAGCAAAATTGGTTTGCCGGAGGTTTCGTATAAAGTAACTTTATCGAACATTGGCGCGATTGTGGAAAAAATTTTACTCACACCTGCATGGGTGTTTACAATTACTTCAGGCGGAACAAACCGCCCCGTTTGTTGCCCCCGAATATTTGCCCTAGTTAAAGCATCCTGCGTTGGCACGGTTGCGTAAATTCCCACCACTTTATAACCTGCCGCACGCGCCCCATCAATTTTATCTTTCATGTCTTGAACACCGTGATTTCCTGTGCCATCACTCACAATATCCAATCTCCTTATTCGCGCTTCTGCGACAATCCGTTTTGTAAGGTAGGAACTTTCCGCATGAGTAAATGCCGCCCTGTTGCCACCAGCAGTTTCCCACTCCGGTAATTGTTTTTTTATTTCGTCGGGGTCAGAATGGACAGCTTGGCGACTTTTATAATCGGGTACGGTTTTTGCGACTTCCGGTTCTGCCAACAGATGGGATTTTCCTGCCGCTGGTCCACCACCCATGAAAACCTGTGTCGGGTCGCTTGATACAGGAATACCCGCAAGCGCCCTTTCAATAATTGCGGTATGTAAAGCCTGCCTTTCGGGTGTAAACGAATATGTTCCGTCCTCGTTACGAACAAAATTACCTATCGCGCTTCCGCCTCTGCCCATTTCGTTCAACACATAACTCTGCATTGGTGGGTGCGTAATTGGTGGAAACCCTGAACCGCCGCCTGCATTTTCCTGCCTCACCGAACCCGAACCACCACCTGAAGCAAACCTTCCCAATTTATCGTGAACTCGGTTATATTTTTGCGCGTTTTCCTCTTCTTCTTCTTCGTCAGGTTGGACACCTAAATAATCGTCGCGTTGCTCAAAATCCTGAACGCCCTCTTCTAAATCAAAAGTTACATCTTCAATACTTATAGAACATCTGCACCGCGGATGTGCGGGTGGTCCTTCAGGGAATGCTTTGACCCATGATTTCTCTTTTTCAAAATCGTGCGGCGAGCAAATTTCACAAACCTTTTCGTCAAGTCTGGTTGTCCACCGCCTTACCGAGGGAATACCGATTTCATCGAGAATTGTTTGGTACTCATTCACCGCCGCCGATTTCGCCCGTGTTACCTCGGTCACCGCTATCATTTCGGCTCGCATAGGCGAAAATAATTTGTATAAATCATTGGCGACCTCGGCAAACGAGGATGCGTTATCGGTCGTGAGTTTGCCAATCACCTTGCGCAAGCTGTCGAGTGATGATTTTTCTATGGCAGGGGATAAAAAGTCGTAGGCGTATTTTTCTGCCCAATCCTGAGCCATGGTTCGCATTTCATCAGGTTCCAAACCAGCAGGGTCAGGTGGTTCGGGTGATGTAGCGGCAAGTTTTGTCAAATAAACCTTCCGGTAAATGGGAACCATGGATTGTGCAATATCGGTAACCATCGCCCGAATTTCCGTTTCCGGTAAATCGCCTTTTGCCGCCTTTTGAATTGCGTCTTTGCCGTATTTAGTTAAAACCCGCCTGATTGTGGTTGCCGACACCGATTCGGCGCGTGTTTTCAAAACCGCCTTGGTGTACCCGACATGCCCGAATAAAACATCCAGAGTGGATTGTTTTTCCATCATGGCATTTTTCAACCAACTTTCCGCCTCATTCGGTAAAAAGTTGCAGTCAAATTTTAGGGCACGAGGCAAATCCTTTTTGGCAATTTTCAACCACACTTTGAGTTCATGTTCGGTTTGTTGCCTATGCCGCAAATCGGCTACCTCGTCATATTCGTCTACCGCATCAAAAAGGTTTTTTTTTTCTTTGCTCTGAACTTGGGTTTCAGGTTTCGGAGTGGACTGCTTGTCCTGTTGTTCGGGGGCTGGTTCGGTGGGAACGGTTGAATTAAAGTCGAGGTTCGGGTAATCCTCTAATGCGTATCCCAAAATGGTCAGGGCGGTTTTTAGCGGCAAACCCGCTTGCACAAGATTTACCAATGCACCGCTTCTATCTGCTTCGTCAGCTTGGTAAATCGCCAGACTTTCCGGCAGGAATTTCAATGTCAAGCCATAGTCATCCAACAATTGTTTATTGATTTCATTTTCATAAAATCGTAATCGCGGTGTAATGGTGCCTTCGTAAAAATTGAGCGTGTCGCTAGTGGCGGTTGCGTAATTCGCGGCATTACTTTCCAACATGGTAATCGGAACACCAAAGGCAGCGCCAATTTCTTTTATGGTGTGTTGTGACAGGTCGGGAAAAGCCATGGTGTTAAGGTTCGGGGTAATCGGTTGAACCTTGACTTCGGAACGCAATGCTAAAACCCTAAAAGCATTTTTCACTCCCGCCATTGCTCGCCCAAAAAACCTTTGGGTTCTTTCCAATTCCGCCACAGGCGGATTACCTTCAATGGTCAACAGCGTCATTGGTTGAGCGCCGCCTCTAAAAAACGCGGTTGAAAATTCGGAGATGTTGGTTCGCAAATTCGCCGCCATAAGCGCAACGGAAGCTGGTGCGATACCAAATCCAACTTCATCAGCCATAGAGAATTCCCGCAAATAAACCATTCGTTCTGGTTCCCACGGTCCGAAAATTCTGCCGCGAATACTTTGCGTAAAAGTAATTAAGCCGTTTTTGTAATGAACCTGAACCGTATTTGGGTTCAACCATTGGAGACCGACCACTCTCTCGCGCCCTTTTTGTGAATTTTGCTTCAATACGAATGTTGCACCCATAAGCAACAGGGACAATTCCATTTGGTATAACAATGGGGCGAGTGGTGTAAGCGGAAATGGAAATTCCGCTGGTTGGTTTCCGCGCATGATTTGAAATGGCATGCCCGATAAAGCATTAGCGCGAAGTTGGATTGCGCGGTATAAAATCGGCGATTTAGCATAAGCCTGTGCGGTGTTGCCCGTTAAGGTTTGCTCGTCCATCAATTCCTGTGCCCATGCAGGAATTGTTACCACGGTTTTCATTTCACCGTGTTTGACCAAGGTTTCTACGGTCATAAATTACACGCCGAATAATACGACTTGGCTATTTCCATAACCGCCAGATTTCCATGCCAATGCGCAGGCAATAACGCAATCGTCAAAAAAACCTGCAGGTGCATTAAAACGAATTACGCCACTCGGCATGGTTTGACTTTCATAGGCTTGTAATTCACCAATCAAAAATTTGTTGTCCAACAATCCTATTTCCTGCCTTTCAATGGCTAATGCTAATGCATCAATAAGCGGGGTTTTACTTTGCGCGGTAGTCAAAAACGGTCTTACAGGTAACTCTTTCCGCTGTAAAGCTTCAACCAAAGGACCACCCATGCTATTTTGTTCCGCCAGTATATCATAAGGCTTCCATTTGCTCGCCAAATCCTCCAATTTTTGCAGTTGCATGTGATAGGCAACATCCAAAATCCTAACCACCTCGCAAACCTGTTTGTCCTCTACGCAAAGTACCACGAAAACGGTGGCATCGTTATTTCTTCCCCAATCCACACCAATGACATAATGTTTGTCGAAGTCGGGCGCGTCGGGATATTGTTTTACGCAGTTTTCCACTCCCTTAAATACACCGCCGCCATCCTCTACGAATTGTGCCAACCATTCCTGCTGGTATGTTCGGCGGCTTACGGTACTTTCCGCCAACACCGCCGCCTTTTGGATATTTATCAACGGGTTTGCCGATGATGGTGCCGTAAAACAACCCTGCAGGTTCGGGTCATCGGTTAGTCCCCGCAAAAATTCTTTCCAGAACCAATTTTTGCCTTTGGGAGTGGAAATTAACATTGCCCTGCCTGCGGTGTCCGCCAATGTAGGC